CTGTGCAGACTGCCACGCGCGGCTTCATAACGAAATAGGCAGTCACAGCTTTGCGCGGAACAAAGAACTGGCCAGCCGTAGGAATGAAGACCGCGCTAATAGTATCTTATCACTTTTTGAGGACTGAAGACATGGCAACAGAGAAAGAAGCAAAAAAGAAATCTACAACGCTGGTATCTTCTGACAGATACATGAAGCAACAGAAGACAGACGCATACGCTGAACTGATAGTAGCCGCGCTGAAGTCAGCCGAACTATACAAGCCGGAGAAAGAACCAGCTATATACATGCTGGCTACGCTGCTGGAACTATACCAAAAGACCCGTGCCGACATAGATAGAAACGGGCTGACGGTAGAGAACAGCACGAAAACCAGCATACAGACGCGCGCGAATCCGTCAGTGGCTATGAATCTAAGCTACGCCAACGCCATACAGAAGTATTTGCAGCAGTTAGGGCTATCCGCTGCCATGGTACGCGCCAGCGACGACGACCACGGGGGCAGGGAAGAACGCGAGGACAGCCCACTGGAAACACTACGCCGTACCATCGAAGAAAACCGCGCGCCAGTCATACTTAAACTAAAGCAGGGATAAGTGACAGACAGCGAGCGACAAGCGGCCCGTGCGCTGAAATCAGCCGTCAGCAGCGAACTGGCAGCTGTCAGCGTGGAAGCGTACAACTTGACAGCTATAGACTACCGGCTGGAAGTGTACGCGCGTGGCCTTATCATGTCGCCGGACAAACATAATCTTTGGGAATTGCTGGCACTTCGCCGCTTCTTTAATTTTCTTTCACGCTACGAATTTAGGATAAACGAAGTACAGAACTATATCACATTCTACGAAAGTCTGAAGTTTGACGGTGCGAATGGCCGGACGCGCTACAAAATGACACCCGTACAAGTGTTTCAGTTTGCAAACATCATGGGCTTTTACACCAGCGAGGGAAAGCGGCTAATTCGTGACGTGCTGCTGTTTGTGCCGCGCAAATTCGCAAAGACTACCAGCGTGACCAGCTTTGCCGTCTATGATTTGCTGGTAGGTGACGCAAACGCGCAGGCATACACAGCCGCCAACAGCTACGAGCAGGCGCAAATCTGCTTTAGGGAAATCAAAGAAGTGCTGAAAGGCTTAGACCCACAGCTAAAGTCTTTCAAGCTGAAGCGCGAAAAAGTGGAATGGATAGATACGGCCAGCAGCGGACGCACAGCTTTTGTGCGCTGTTTGGCCAGCAAGGCCGACACGCTGGACGGACTGAACGCCAGTACGGTGATTATGGACGAATACAGCCAAGCCGACAGCAGCGAGCTGTACGGCGTGCTAACTACCAGTATGGGCGCGCGAAAGAACCCGCTGACGGTAGTCATAACCACTGCCAGCGACAAACCAAACGGGCCATTTGTGGCAATGCTAAACCGCTACAAAGACATTCTGCGTGGCGACGTGGAAAACGACAGAGTATTTGCGCACATCTTTGAGCCGGACGCAGACGACGCGCCGGACGACCCGGCGACATGGGCAAAGGTGCAGCCGCATTTGGGAATCACAGTGCAGCCGGACTACTACGCGGCAGAATGGGAGAGGGCGCAGACGGACGCAGAAGCCATGAAAACATTTCTAACGAAAATGCTAAATATATTCGTCAGTGGAAACGCAAAGCCATGGATAGAGGGCGCAGCCGTGCGTGACCATAGCGAACAGATAGACTTCACAAAGCTGGGCGCGCCTGCTGACGCAGAAGTAGCCGTAGACTTATCCGTAGATAATGACTTTTCAGCCGTGACATACTTTGTCTATCTGAAAGACAGAAAGCAGGGCTACTTAAAGACTGACTACTATTTCCCGGAAGGCAGGCTGGCAGAACACCCAAACCGGGAACTATACAAGAAATGGGCCGAGGCTGGCCACTTGAAGCTGTGCAAAGGCAACATTATAGACTATCAGCAAATCGTGCAGGACATTTGGGCAAATTCCAAATATCTGCGAATCTACAAATTTGGCTATGACCGCTACAAGTCAGCCGAATTTAGAAACACACTGATAGCATGGGGAGCCAATAAAGACCAGCTGTTTGACTATCCGCAGACAGCAGTACACTTCACGGCACCCGTGCTGGCCATGAGCCGGGGAATAGAACGCGGCTACCTTATCTTTGAACCAAACCCAATAACGCAGTTTTGCTTTGATAACGCCGTACTGGTGACTGACAACATGGGCAACGCAAAGCCATTCAAGAAAAACGACAGTGAGAAAACAAAGATAGACGGCGTAATAACGTGCCTTATGGCATTAGGTATGGCAGACAATCAAGTGCGCAAGCAGTGACACCGAGGGGGCAAAAACAGAAATAAACAACGTAATATAAATAAAAAACCTGCAAAATGGGAATATTTGACAGATTCAAGAGAAAGAAGCCAGCTGTGTCGGAACGCGCCTACAGACGCAGTGCCGACGCAAACGTGCTGGCTAACACCATGGGCGACCTATCAGCCATATTTGGCAGCGGCGACGGCGTGAGCGAACAGCAGGCCGTGCGTATAGCCACCGTGTTTAGGTGCGCAGACATCGTTAGCAGCAGTGTGGCCGGGCTGGGAATGAACGTGCTACGGCGCAGGGAAGTAAAGTGTGACGGTGTGGACTATCAGCTGTTTGCCATAGACGAAGACCATCCGCTTCAGTATCTGCTTAACCGTGCGCCAAACGGAGTGCTTACAGCGTTTGACTTTATGAAGAACGCTGTGCTTCAGATTCTACTACGTGGAAACGCCTACATACTGCCACAGTATGCCAGTGGAGAAATACACAAGCTGCTGCTGCTGGAAACTGACAGCGTCAGTTACGACACACTTCTGAACATCTACCATGTGAACGACAGCTTAAACGGCATACATGACACATTCGCGGCTGACGAAATCGTACATCTGCGTAACTTTTCACTTGACGGCGGCAGAACTGGAGCCAGCACCATAGCTTATGCCGGGCGTGTGCTGCAAATCGGCATGAAGACCGACGAACTTCAGATAGACAACTTCAAACCCGGCAGCACCACGCGCGGCTTCATCAGCGGCGACAACACCGTGACGCAGGGCTTTGGCCAGCTGCAAGACGACCAGCTGGAAAAAGTCAGTGAGCGCGTGGAATCAGAGTTAGGCAGCGGAAAGCGCATCTTTCAGCTACCCGGCGTTATGCGCTTTAACCAGCTGGCACTGTCACCAGCAGACTTGCAGCTGTTAGACAGCAAGAAATTCAACGTACTGGAAATATGCCGCTTCTTTGGAGTACACCCGGACAAAGTGTTTGCACAGACCAGCACGAACTACAAAGCCAGCGAGAACAGCCAAACCGTGTATATGACTGACACGCTGGCACCACTGCTTAGAAAAATAGAAAACGAGTTTGAAGTAAAGCTGATAAGCCGGAGCGTGGCCAGTCACTACAAAATCAAATTCAATTTGGAAGACTACTATCAAAGCGACGTGCTGGCAGAAGCCGACTATTTCACGAAAATGGTGCAGGCAGGCGGCATGACACCGAATGAAGTACGACTGCGTAAGGGCCGCGCGCCGCTACCGGGTGGAAACGACCTCTTTATAAGCTGCAACGTGGCACCAGCCAACAGTGAGAAGATACACGGCACCAGTCAGCAGCAGAACCAGCCAAACGACACCGAGGGGGCAAAAACAGAATAAGCACAAGTAATTATAAAGCAAAGCGAAAAAATGAGTAAGCAAAGAAAACTTATCCGCGCTTTTGAGGGCGAGAACTACCAGCCGCGCGCCGTAGAGGGCAGCAGACGCATAGAGGGCTACGCAGTAGTCTTCAATCAGCGCAGTGTGCTGGTGACAGACTGGAACATTTGGAAGCGCGTAATAGAAGTTATCAGCCCGTCGGCCATCACTGACGACCTGCTGAAGCGTAGCGACATCATAGCCACCGTGGAGCATGACAGCCGCCGTCTGCTGGCGCGCAGCTTGAATGGCAAAGGAACGCTGACGCTATCCATAGACAGCGTGGGCTTAAAGTATGCGTTTGACGCGCCGGACACCGTAGACGGAAACTTTGTGTATGAGCATGTGAAGCGCGGAAACATCACTGGCAGCAGCTTTATGTATGTGAACACAGACGACGAAACGAATGTGACATACACCAAGGAGAAAGACGAGAACGGCAAAGAACAAATCATAAGAACCGTACACACCATAGACAAGCTACTGGACGTGGCCGTAGTCATGCGGCCTGCATATCCGGCCAGCAGTGTTGAGGCCCGCGCCGAAGAAATGCAAGAACTGGAAGCAGCCATAAAGCGCGCGCTGGGCGAGGCTGACGAAACCGACCCGGACGACAACGACGACGAAGACGACGAGAGCCGGGAAGAAAAATACTGGCGCAGCATGGAACTGGTAAACGCCGGGCTGAAAGAAGCACTGGAAATAGAGTTAAGACACTAAATTTTTATTTCACCAACTTTATAAAGTTAAGACTATGCCAAAAAAGAAAATGAGCGCGGAAACACGCGCAAAGCAGAAGAATTTGCGCAGCCAGCTTGACGCAAACAAGCTGAAAATGCAGCAAATCAGTGACAAACTGGTAGCCGAGAAACGCGGGCTGACCGAAGATGAAACCACCGAAATGCGGAATCTTCGCAACGCGAACCAGCAGCTTGCAGTACAGCTTGACATACTGGAAACGCCCGACTACGAACCCGTGCAGGAGCGCGCAGACCGTGAGCAGGCCACAGCCGAAATTCTTGTAGCCATGCGCTCGAACCGTGGACTGCCTGACAAGTACGCCTATCTGCGGGCCACGGAAGACCCTAACTGCATGATTATTCCGACCAGTGACCAAGAGGCAGACCGCATTGTGGCCCGTGCTGCTGGTGACATTCAGACGTTGAACTCTGTCACGCCTATTGTGCCTATCACCATGCACGACATCATCGGCCCGCTGTCACACCTGCTTATCTACGACAAAGTGGGCCTGCGTATGCAGAACGGTATCGAGGGCCAGTGGAATTTCCCGGTAGTCAGCGGAGTTGAGGCCACATTCTTAGGCGAGAATGTGGAAGTGACCGACAGCAAGCTGGACTTCAGCAAAATTACGCCGGAGCCAAAGCGTTATTCCATCAGTATTCCCGTGTCGAATTTGGCCATGATTCAAGCCACTGGCCTGCGCAGTATCGTTATCACGTCTATTTCTACTGGCGTGGCGAATCTGATTAACAAAATCACATTCAGCACTTCGCAGGTAGGGCAGGCCGCTACATTCCCCACTGGCCCGTTTGTGGGTGCAGCATCCATCAACGCAGCCGCCAAGACATTCAGCTTTGCCGAGGCCGTGGCACTGAAGTATAGCGTTATCGGCAAAGGCGTTTTGGGTGCCGAATTTGGCTGCTACGTCTGTACGCCGGAAACCTACGCAGAACTGGCCACCACGCCGCGCGACGCTGGCAGCGGCCTTATGATATTGCAGGACGGCAAGATAGACGGCACACCCGTCTTCTACACCACTGACTTCGACGCTGACAAGCTGGGCTTTGGTATCTTCAGCTATGACGTGTGCGGCTTCTTTGGCCAGCAGCGTTTAGGCTTCGACAGCACCAGCAAAGAAGCTATGAAGCGTGATATGACGTGGTTTGTGCTGAATGGCCACATGGACTTGAAAGCACTGCGGCAGGAAGCATTTGCTTACATCAAGAAGAAGACCACATAAGCTGGGATAGCGTGGAAGATACCCGTATTTTCTTTCTATCAGCAGGCGGCTGGCTGGCACGTTGAGGCTGGCCAGCCGTTTCACTTAAAGACATACGACATGGCAACATTTGCAACACTGGAAGAAATAAAGCGTCAGTGCAACGTAGAGCACAACGACGACGACAAAATACTGTGTGACCATTTGGACGCGGCAGAAGCATGGGTGGAAAAGACCGTGCAGCAGCCGTTATTAGATATAGCAAAGGCCCACAACGGCCAACTGCCAAAGACACTGAAGCAGGCTATACTTATCTATGCCGCCGGGCTGTATGCAAACCGGGAACCAGTGGCTTTCAGCGGCCAGCCTACGCCAATAATGTATAATCTTATGTCACTGATAACGCCATACATCAAATACAGATAGAACTATGCGCGCCGGACTATTAGACGAATTTTGCACTGTTTACAGCGAACAGCAGACGCAGACAGACAGCGGCTTTGTGAAGCGTGGAAACGTGCTGCTGGCGCGTGTGCGCTGCCACCGTATCAATAAGCGGGAGAAAGCCGCCGTGTCAGCTGGGGAAGAACAGCTGCAAGGAATAGTGACGCTGCAACTACGTGACGACAAGCGGCTGCAAGGTGCCACCAGCTTTAGCTACGACGGCGAGGACTACAAGATAACGCAAACCATCAGACAGCGGCGTGACAAGTCGCTGGAACTGACGGGCCAGCAGATACAAAAATAACCATGGGAAGACTGACAGAATACTTTGGCAACGGAAAAACTGCTGGCAGCACTGGCGGCGGCATAAGCAACGAAATAGAAGTAACATACACTGGCGTAGAACACTTAGACAGAGTGCTGGGCCAGCTGCAACACATAGAGCGCGAAAGGGCCGTGCAAAGCGGGCTACGTGCTGGCGGTGCGTACTTAGTGAAGCAAGGCCGCAAACGCCTACGTGCCGGACTGAAGAAAGACAAAGCGCATCAGCGACGCGAAACTGGCAGACAGCCCGGCAATCTGCTGAAGTCATTCACAACGAAGCTGAAGCGCAGCAACATGGGCGCGCTGGTAGGCTTCAGACGGCCATTAGGTGCGCACAGCCACTTAGTAGACTTAGGCACCGGGGAGCGTGAAACGCACAGCGGGCAAAGCCGTGGCAAAATGCCATCGCTACGCTACTGGAGCGAAACGCGCGAACAAGATACTGGCACAGCTTTGGGCTATGTCATAGAGGGTATAGAAAAAGCCGCCATGCGCATTATGCGCTGACACCGAGGGGGCAGAACTGGCAGAACTGGCAGTAATATAAAACAGACATCATGGCAAAGTCGAACATAAGAGCAGGCGCAGTGATACGTGACGCGCTACTACAGAATGAAGCACTGACGGCAATAGTGGGCCAGCGCATCTTTCCTTTGCGCTGTCCGAAAGGCACCACTGGCAGCTACGTGTTATATGGCCGTGACGGCTACCGTGCTGAAAAAACGCAGACGGGCAACATCGAAAACGTGGCCGAAGTGCTGGTAAACTGCTACAGCACCGACTATGACGAAACACTGGATATGGCAGAAGCCGTAGAAAAGACCGTGCGCGACATGGCAAACAACGGCGTGGCTATCTACATAGACGACTGCGTGGAAGACGTGGCCGCAGAGTTTAAGGACACTGGCGAGGCCGTCTTAGTGCAGGCTTTTACACTGACATTCGGAACACTTCAAAAATAACAGTATTAACAATTAAAATTTTTGCATCATGGCAGGAACAACGGGCGCATTTAACAGCGCAGCAGACATTTTGCAGGGCCAAATGCTGATTTATGTAGACGACGCGCTTTTTGCGTTTTCTACCAGCTGCGAACTGGCACTGAACACGAACATGGTAGACACCAGCAATCAGCTGGACGGCAGCTGGGAAAGCAGTCTGCCCGGAAAGAAAGGCTGGACGCTTAACGGCCAGTCATTCATCACGAAGAAATCTGGCGGCATTAGTGCCGACGGGCTTGTGAAGAATCAGATAGAGGGCAAAACGCTGACTATTTGGTTTGGCAAGTGTACCATCACGGACACAGACGACGGAGGCGTGACCGTGACAAAGGACACCAGCGTAGCCAGCTACACGGGCAAAGCGCACATCACTGGCAGCACCGTGACCAGCGAGGCCGGAAACCTCATCAAATTTCAGTGCAACATGCAGGGAACTGGCGCGCTGAAGCAGACCGCCGGAGCCGGAGCATAGACGTGTAGTTTGCCATAATCATAGTTTTTAGGTTTAATGAGGGAGCCAGCCGGGCAAACTGGCTGGCTTCTTTCTTCATTTGTATGCTAACGATAGAAAACGTAATACAGTGGGAGCAGCTGACGCACAAGCGGCTGCAAGACTTTGACGGCGGCAGCGTGGACGACATGACCGCGCTGGGCTATGTGCAGTATGCTGACAGATACAAATACACGCTGGCAGAATACCGCGACGCGCTGCTGTCAGCACCAAACACGAAAGCACTTGAAAGCGTGGCCCGGCGCGCCGCGCTTGACTTCAAATATATAGAACAATTCACTGCTGCTGTTGAGGCTGACAAGAAAGACGGCCAGCAGGCTAACGACGAATCAGTGACAGAGATTTGCGGCCAGCTTATCACTGGCGGCATAGACGGCACGTTTCTTCTATCACGCGGACTGGAAGATTTGCGCTGGCTGTCACAAGCTGCTTTGAACCACCAGCAGCGTGTCATGGAGAACAGCCGCTTTTGGGCCTACTTGCAGTTATCGCCGTACATAGACAAGAACAAGGCCAAGAACGCCAAAGAATTTCTACCGTTTGAATGGGAATCGCCGTTAGACAGCGACCACATCACAGAACTGGAACAGAAGATAGCAGCAGCACTATTCAAGGAATAAACAGCACGTATATATGGCAAAGCTAAATTTTTCTATCGCGCTTAACTTGCTGACGCAGGGAATCAAGCACGGAGTGACAGAAGTAGAGGGCTATTTTAAGAAGCTACGCAGTAGTATAGTCAGCACGTTAGGCGGGCTGGGCATAGGGCTGGGCATAACCGAGTTAGGGCGCAGCATGATAGCCGCAGGCAAAGACTTTGAAGCAGGCATGGCCCGTGTGCGCGCCGTGACCAACGCCAGCACTGAAGACTTCAAGGCCATGGAAGCCGAGGCAAAGCGGCTGGGCGGCACGACGAAGTACACGGCCACCGAAGCCGCTGCTGCTTTGGAGAACCTGACGCGCAACGGACTGACACCGACGCAGGCCACGGCGGCACTGTCAAAGACGCTACAGCTGGCGCAGGCCAACAGCATTTCACTGGCAGAGGCGGCAGACATGGCCACCAACACCATGAATGGCTTTGCCATGAGTGTAGACGAGTTAGGCACCGTGAATGACATGCTTTCAAGTACGGCAGCGCACAGTGCCACTAACGTGCTGGAACTGGCAGAGGCCGTGAAGAACGCCGCGCCGCTGGCCACTAACTGCGGCATAGGCATACAAGAAACCAACGCCGCATTAGGTACGCTGGCAAATGTGGGAATCAAGGGCGCAGACGCAGGCACGGCACTGAAGCAAGTATTTATGGGCCTATCCACGGAAAGTGATAAAGGTGCAAAGGCACTGGCAAAGTACGGGCTGCAAATCAACCAAGAAACCATAGCCGCTGACGGGCTGGCCGGAACACTGAAAAAGCTGTATGAAAGCGGCATAGGCAAAAGTAACCAAGATTTGGCAGACGTGTTTGGCAGACGTGCTTTCAGCGGCGCGGCAGCACTGATAAACAACTACGAAAAGTTTATAGAGTTGAACGACACGCTGGCCAGCAGCTACGGCGAAACAGAAAGAATGTTTGAGCAGGGCAGCGGACGCATGGAAAACGCGCTGGCCTCTTTGTCTTCTGCATGGGAAGCGTTTCAAATACAAATATTCCAAGGCGGCGAAAACCTCTTTGTGGCACCACTGGAAGCACTGACTGGCTTTATACGCTATGCCACGGAGAATTTAGGAACGCTGGCCGTGAAAATACTGGCCATCTTTGCAGGCGTTAAGGTAATACAGTATTTCCGGCAGTGGCAGGCTGCTGGCAGTGCTGCATTTATGAGCATGGCCGCGCAGGCGCAGGCCGCACACGCGAGAGTAAACACGTTAGAGCGCGCCGGGCTGACACTGCGAAAACAAATCAAGTCACTGGAAGCACAGCTGGAAAAGGCCAGCGCAGACCAGCGTTTAGCCATCGAAGTACAGCTGGAAGCAAAGAAGCGACAACTGAAAGCAAACGAACTGGCCGTAACAAAGGCCACTGAAGCCGCCAAAGCCGCTGACGCGCAGGCAGCAGCCGTAAAGAGTGCTACCGGGTGGCAGCTGGCCATGATAAAGATAAAGACTGCTGCTGCTACGGCTGCTGCTGCCATGAAAGCTATTTGGACTACTGTGTGGCCAATGCTTCTTATGACCGTAATAGTGGAAGTTATCAGCAAAATTTCCTCTTTGGTGAAAGAGGCCATGGGCGCGCGTGACATCATCAAAGACGTAGAACGTGAAGCCAGCCGGACGGAAGACGAACAGCGGGCCAAAATAGCCGCGCTGTCAAAAATCGTACATGACAACACACAGAGCATAAAGAACCGCCAGCAGGCCATAGCAGACTTGCAGCGCATCGTGCCGGAATATCACGCCAGCTTGACACAAGAGGGCAAACTGATTAACGACAATACAAACGCGCTTGACGCATACTGCAAGAAGCTGAAGCTGGCCGCACAGATACAGTCTGCCAGCAGCAAACTGGCCGACGCAGAGCTGAAGCTGTCAGACTTTGAAAAGAACGCCAGCCGTGGCGTGACGGCAGCGTACTTTAACGAGAAAGTTATGGGTATGAGCGAAAACGACGCTATACGCGAAGCTGGAGCCAGCCCGGCAGGCTACCGCGCGTTTAAGGCGCAATGGGCAAAGCTGCAAGCCAATGTGAACACGCTAAATGGCTATATCGAAGAAAAGACGCGCGAAATGAACGAAATAACCGTCAGCAGCGGCACCGGGGGAACTGGTGGCGGTGGTGGTGGCGGCACCGGCACCGGGGGAAGCGGTAGCGGTGACAACAAAACAAAAAGCGACCTACAGAAAGCACAAGAAGACTATACACGCAGTCTGCGAGAACTGGAAGAAAAGAAGCGGCTGGAACTGATAACCGAAAACGACTACCAGCAGCAGCTTTCCCGGCTGGCAGAAGAAACGCTGCTGAGGCTACGCAGCAGTGACGACGTGGCCGCGCGGGAATCAGCGTTAGCCAAACAGTTAGAAGTAAAGGTAAAAGCCGACAAAGCCGACAAAGCCAGCC